GATCTTCGTGGTCAGCTTGAATCATCATCGGCCTCATTCAGAGAGCAATCTGAAAGACTACGGTCTGAACAAGAGCGCTTAGACTCAGAAGCAAGCGCCAGAGCGAGTGTCCGAGACGCTGAATTAGCTGGATTGAGAGAGCAACAGCAAGCACAGCAATCAGCTAGTCAGCGCGCCATACAAGAAGTGGGTGGACGTATTGATCCGCTACAAGAGCGTTTGGCGGCTTTGCGAGAAAGACAGGGCGAAGCAACGGCTGGTCGTCGAGCTATTGAGGAGCGATTGGGCGGAAGGCTTGGAGATGTAGAGGGTCAAGTCAATCCATTGGCAGAACGTATTTCTCAGCTACGTGGACGCCTAGATGATAGGCCACGGTTTGACGAGGCCGCTTTGACGAGGCGGATCAAGGAAAGCATTACTCCTCAAAAAGTTGATGTCGACGCTCTAAGGCGTCAGATTCAGGAAGGTATTAAAGTGCCTACTGTGGATCTGGGTGGCATACGAGAGCAAATAGGTCAGTTGCGTGGACGTCTTGACGAGCGCCCACAGCTCACCTCTGACGCCGTACAGCGTATGATTAAGGAAAGCATGGGCAATCGCACAACGGCCGGTATAAAGCCAGCTCGACAACCGTCGCCTCCACCTAAATCGGCGGCTTTTCCTCCCGGCTATAGAGGCGGGCCAAGATAATGGCCCGTAGATTTGCGCGAGTGCCTAAAAACGATAGTGGTACTCCGCTTAAATATCTTTCAGGTCTAAGCCCTGCGCAAGCAAAAGCTAAAGAGGCTGAGATGAAGCGCACGGCTAAAAAAGCCAAAGAGGGTACTTTAACCAAAGCAGAAATGGACCGCATTTCAAAAGAGCGAGCGGCTCGTGGCATGAAGAAAGGCGGCTCAGCTACAAAAAGTTCGGGAACTCCGGCTTGCGTTAAAAAACACGCTAAGTCATCGGGAATGTCGACAAGCAAGCTTAACAAAGTATACAAGCGTGGATTGGGTGCTTATTATTCTTCTGGTAGCCGTAATGTCCCTGCTGGAGCGTGGGCTTGTGGACGGGTTAAGTCCTTTGCTACAGGAAAAGGGGGCGCTCGAAAAGCGGATGCAGATCTTATGAAAAAGCGCGATGGCGGTGACGTAAAGTTCGATGCTAAAAAGTCTGATTTAAACAATGATGGACAAATTTCTAAGTATGAGCGTAAGCGCGGCGAAGCAATTGCGCGTAACTTGAATGGTGGCGGATTGGTAGAAATGCAACCTCGTGGTTGCGGAGCTATGATGCAAAGTAAACGTAAGACAGTAAAAGTGCCACGCACTTAGGAGAAATTTATGGCAAGCGAAAAGAAAATTCCAAAGTTAAAAATTCTTATGGGAGAGATGGACGTTACCGGATCTGTTTCTGATAAAGAATTAAAGGCCATGAAAGAGGCGCTTACTGGAGCTGGAGCTTCTGGTGGAGGCATGAAGAAAGCCATGGAAGCTATGAGAAAAACAGTAAAGGGCGCGATTTCAGACAAAGAAATGAGTGCCATGAAGCAAACAGCTAAGCCGCAGAAAAAAAGATACGGTGGCGATATGATGATGCGCGCTAAAGGCAAAGCTAATGGTGGCGCTATGATGATGAAAGCCAAGGGCAAAGCCGCTGGTGGCGCTATGAAAAGCAAAGCAACGTCTAGCCCTGTGCGCGCTCCTTCAAGCAAGAACAGCGGATTGTATGGCCGATAATGGCGTTTCTTCAGTCGAGCATTCCCTACTTTAAGTGTTGGGTCCGGCGAGAGTACACGCATAATCACGAGAAATACCATGGCGAGTTTTTACACGCCATGGTTATCGGCGTTACTACGATCCAGAAAAGGTGCCTATCTTTTCAAGTCATCTTCACCGGCGCGGAGACATACGACACAGATGAGCCTAATGTTCATGGCGGTGCCATGTGGGCTCGTATGCCTATCACTGCCTTGGTGGGCGATACGCCTTTTGAGAAGTGGCCTGAGCCGATGCCTGTATGGGCGGCTCAGCCTTGGGACTGCGCATCTCGAACCCATAGCATATACAAGCTAGAAAACTGTGATCCATGCCCTTGGATTGCCAAGATAGACGGCAATTTCTACCCGGCAAAATACTATTTTACTGTGGATTACACTGAGTCGGATACCGCAGACGACCCTGCGCAACATAAGCAAAACCACGTCTTAGAGTTGCTTGATGCCGGTGAGTGGACGGGCAATATTGTTGCTCTGCCTAACAATCGGGTAAGAGTAACGCGGCCAGCGCAGTTTGAGCTAGGCGAAGGCGCGCCAGACTTTAGGCCGTCACAGCATATCCATTACAGCAAATCTGACTTAGACTACACGCTGGACGTGAACCAAGTGTTCGATAACCTATACGCGGGTACAGAAGATGGCGACGAGCGGGAGTAAAGATTTTGAGCTAGACGTAGCTGACTACGTCGAAGAGGCGTTCGAGCGTTGCGGCTTAGAGCTACGCACTGGCTACGACCTTAAAACAGCTCAGCGCTCCCTTAATCTCATGCTGGCCGAGTGGGCGAACCGTGGATTGAACCAATGGACGGTCAAAGAGAAGACCGTTGCTATGGTCGCTGGCACGTCAAACTATACAATTGACTCAGCCAACCCAACTGCGACGATAGATGTCCTTGATGTATATATTAGACAGACATCGCAAGGCACAACAACCGACATCCCGCTAAGCCGTATGTCGCGTGCTGAGTATGCGCACCTTGCAACCAAGTCGACGACGGGTAAGCCAAATCAATATTTTATTAACAAGCAATTATCGCCCACGATTACGGTTTGGCCGGTGCCTGACAAGGACTCTACTTACACGGTGTATCTGAACGTGCTGAGCCGTATGGATGACGCCGATGTGGGTGCCAACACAATGGAAGTACCCTTTCGCTTTTATCCTTGCCTAGCGGCTGGCTTGGCGTACTACATCGCCTTAAAACGCGCGCCTGAAAAGGTACAGCTCTTAAAGGGCTTGTACGAAGAAGAGTTTTTGAGGGCGCTATCACAAGACGAGCCACGATCCAGCTTCCGTATCGCACCTGATATTAGAAGCTATGAGATTGCGTAATGGCGTTTGCATCGAACAGGCGAGCCTACGGAATTTGTGACATTACCGGATTCCGTTACCGGCTAAAGGACATGAAAAAGACATGGGATGGCTTGCTTGTTGGGCCAGACCAGTGGTCGCCAAAGCACCCTCAGTTGATGCGTAAACCTACGCCAGTTGACCCAGAGGCCTTGAGAGATCCTCGGATTGATCAGGCCGCAGATGGTAATGATGGAAACTTTTTTACTGTCTACACCAATATGGGCGAGGGTATACTGGGCACAGAGCTAACGACTTATCAAATTAACAGCGGGTTAGGCACGGTTGAGGTAACCACGTCATGAGTTTTACATTAGCGACTCTAAAATCGACGGTACAGGATTACTTGCAGGTTGATGAGACAACCTTCAACAACAACCTCAACACGTTTATTGAGGAGGCGGAAAGCCGCATCTTCAAGCTGGTTCAGTTACCTGAACAGCGCAAAAACGTCACAGGCACATTGACCACGGGCAACAGGTTTCTTGCCACCCCGTCAGATTTTTTTGCACCATTTTCATTGGCTGTTATTAGCAACAATCGATACTACTACTTGGATTACAAGCATCCGTCGTTCGTGAAAGAGTACAGCCCAGTGACTACAACCACAGCACAACCTAAGTATTACTCGCTATTCGATGAAACGGCTTTTGAATTGTCGCCTGTACCGGATTCTGGTTATTCGGTAGAGCTACATTACTTATATAAGCCAGCCTCATTGACGGCGGGTGCAGATTCAGGAACCACTGTCTTATCTACGGACCATCCAGATCCTTTGCTGTATGGCACGTTGGTTGAGGCGGCGATTTTCCTGAAAGAGGCTCCAGACGTTATTCAGACGTTTGAGACTCGATTCAAGGAGGGGATCGCGAGAATGAAGAACGTGAGCGAAGGCCGCGCTACTCGTGATGAATATCGATACGACTTGTTGAGAA